CATCGCACATCGTGTAACGAATCCAGCGTTATTCGGTGTCAAAACCGAGGGCCAACTCGGAGGAAGGACTGAATTAGTCGAGGCTTACGAACTATTCAAGGCCACCTACGTCAACGACCGGGTACGCAAAGTGGAGCGGATGATTAACTACCTCGGCTCCTTCAATGGAGTGGAAGGTATGGAACTTATCCCCGTAGAGCCTATCACGGAGCGACTAAGCGAACAGGCTCTCTTGCAGATAATGACCCAAGACGAATTGCGTGAGAAGGCAGGTCTGCAACCGCTTGAGAAACCTGCCGACGTGGTTGGACCTAATCCCCAACCCGACGAGCAACCGCAAGCCGTGGAAGCATTGCAGAGCAACGACAACATCAAGAAGTTGTCGGGCCGTGAGTACCAAAACCTGATGCGTATCGTCAGGCAGTATATGCAGGACAAAATCACGCTGGAAATGGCTCGGACCATGCTCTCGGCTGGATTCGGTTTATCAGCCCAAGAAATTGACACGATGCTGGGCGTTCAGTCCCAAGAGTTCAGCGAACCGACTTGGGGCGAAGAGGACGACGAGGACTACGGATGGGGCGATGAAGAGTTCAAGGTCTTGGAGGTGGTTGCCTCTAAGTTTGGAAGCCATGCAGACGATTACCATGTCATGCACTCCAAGCCGATGCGGTTCGACACCAACATAGACGAAAACATCCGCTTGGCCTTTGCCGAACTGGGCGAGGAAGAAAAGGAACTGGACCTGAAGATTGAGGCTTACCGCAAGAAGAACCGGGACGCATCGGTTGAAGAAATGGCAAAGGAGTTCGGAGTCAGCAAGGCCAAGGTCGCCAAGCGAGTCGCCTACTTGATTACCAAGGACCGCTATCCTATCAGCAGGGCCGTGGACAAGATAGCCGAGCAGAACCTTCCCAAGAATGTCAAGGAAGTTGCCGAGCCTGTACTGGAGGTCCGCTACAAGTACGCATGGGCCACGGGATTCAGCAATAAGGACAAGCGGTCAAGCCGTGAGTTTTGCAAGGTCATGTTGGACTTGGCCGGTCAAGGCAAGGTTTACACCCGTGAGGACATCGACGGGATTAGTGCAATCATGGGCTACTCCGTATGGAATCGCAGGGGCGGTTGGTATCACACGCCCAGCGGAGTGAATCGCCCCCAATGTCGCCATGTATGGGAGCAGCAGTTGGTCATCCGTAAAGGCAATAAAATCACGAAGGCATGAAGGCACTCTTTATCAGCGAAGAAACGCTACTGGACAATAGTATCATAAACGAGAACGTATCCTACACCCAAATCCGTCCAACGGTTGTCAAGGTGCAGGAGATGCGGATTCAGCCCATCGTTGGTTCTGCACTCTACGGGGAATTGGTTACGCAGGTCGTCAGCGGTTCAACGTCTGCACTCAACCAAACGCTCTTGGAGGACTACATCCAACCTGCGATGATTCAATGGCTTTACTACGAGTTGCCCATGGTTCTTGCGTTCAAGTACATGAACAAGGGCATGGTCCGTAGAACGAGCGAAGAATCCTCCCAAATGAGCATGGAAGAAATCACAAGGCTGACCGACAAAGTGAAGAACGATGCCGAGTGGTACTCCGAACGCATAACTCGCTACCTGATGGAGAACCGCAATTCATACCCCTTGTGGAACTCGCCTCCATCTGCTTTGGATACCATCTACCCGAACGCTACCAACTACCGCACCGGGATGGTCTTGGACCGCAACCGAAGGATGGGAATCAGCAACCTTGACTACCCCTACCCTTACGGTCAATTCGGGGCGTGTAATGACTGCTAACGATGGGCGCACACAAGAAGAACATACTGAAACTGCAAAACTATGTCTTGGATAAAAATCAAGCAAGCCCTGCTGGACCTTGCCAACAACCATCCGCAAGTCAACTCCTTCGGGACGGGCGACCCTCTTGCGGTAGGCACGGACAACACCATCAACCTACGAACCCCAAGCCGTGAGCGTATCGTCTATCCTTTGGTCTTTGCGGATGTGCAGTCGGCAACTACTGATGCTGGGACTTTGGACTTGGTGGTTGGGGTTTACTTTTCTGACCGTGTTGAATCCATCAAGCCGATGGGCGGAGTGGTTTCGGGAAGCCCTACGCTGGGCTGGCAGGATAACGAGGACGAGGTCTTAAGCGACCAGTTGCAAATCGCACAGGACTTCATTTCAAGCCTTACAAACGACCCAAGCGAAGACTGGACCCTCTCATCCAGCGTGAGCCTTACGAGGTTTGTAGAGAGCCGGGATGACCGCACCGCAGGATGGCAGGCGACGATGACCTTTGAGATTCCTTACGGACACTCAGTTTGTGAAATTCCCACATAAAAGACATTTACAATTAAACGCTAAAAAATGCCTACACCCATATTGCAACAAATGCTCGGACAGGGCGGTACAATGGAGTTTATCAACGGAACCGTTACCGGGAAGAACTACGACTTCTTGGTAGTCAACGCTGCTGCTACTTTCACAACCCTTACTGGAACTGGAAGCGAAAACCTCCTAACCGCTTACAACTTGTCGGGCGCATCCATATCCGCTGGCATCGTAATCAGCGGGCGCAACGGAGGCAAGATAACTGCCGTAACGCCCTCCGCAGGTTCAGTCATCGGTTACACCTTCCTCTAATGCTAATCGGCTACGGCTACGGCTACCCAATCTCAATGCTGCAAGGCGGACTTGCTGCCGGGGTTTGGGGTGCTTTTAATGCAAGGGCAACCGCTGACGGAGCAACCGCTGCCGAGGCTGCCGTTAATGGGTGCCTCTTCAATCGCTTTGCAGTTATTTACAACTTCTAACAATGCCGACACCATCGCTGATTTTAGTACCTGCACGCTTTAAGACGGGCAAACTTTACACCCCAGTCGCTACGACTTCGGGCGGTGTGGTATTGGGTGCATCGGGGGACTTCAATGTTACCCGTGCGACTACTGCGACCCGATTTAATTCGGCTGGCTTGATTGAGAGCGTTGCAAGCGGTGTGCCTCGCTTGGACTACTACACCAGCGGAGGAACGGCTGGATGCCCTGCGTTGTTGGTGGAGCCGAGTGCTGCCAACGGAATTCTTAACTCCGCTGACACTACAACAAGTTGGACTTTGGGCGCAAACCTTTCAAGCGGTTATGTGGACGTTATCGGAGTGAGCGGAAACAATTTGACCGTTGCAGTTAGTGGTTCTAATATAGGGGCTAATGCGGGACGACATTCCCGTGGCGCAAATGGCGTCTCTCTTGCAAGCGGAAGCACCTACACGATTTCCTTTTTGATGAAAAAAACAGGAACGCACACGATTGGGGCGTACTATGCCGTTATTGGCAGTCAGGATATTTCGTCTGGGTTTGATGTTAGCGGTTCGTTTAGTAGTGGGTCAATTTACAATCCAAACAATGCAACAAACCGAATCCGTAGGGTTGAGCGATTTGGAACTGATGTGTTCCGATGCTCCGAAACCTTCACAATGACGGCAAGTGCAACATTGACGAATTTTCACTTTGCACCAGTTGTAGCCGTTACAAATGGAACTAACTCGGCAAGTGGTACAACGATGGCCTTTGCTGCCCCACAAATCGAACTCGGTGCAATACCGACATCGTTCATCCCCACAAACACCGCAGCGGTAACCCGCAACGCAGACGTGATAAACGTATCAGGCGCAGTCAGCGGTTGCGTCGGGCAGACCGAGGGGACGGTTTATTGGGAGGGGTATTTTGGTAATGCACAAGGGGCTCTTGCACAAGATGGTTTTCAAATAGGTAATAATGCAAATAATTATATTTATTTTGGGGTTAATAGCGGAAGGCCTTATTTTAGACTTAGGGCTAATGCAATAAACGCCGTTACTATTTCGCCCATTGGAAATGTTATACAAAACAACCAAAAAATAAAAATTGCGATTGCATATAAATCGGGGAATAGTGCTTTGTTCGTTAATGGAACTCAAATAGGCTCAACCGATACAGCCTCATTTACATTCAGTTCATCATTATCCGCTATTGAAATAGGTTCAAGCCTCTCTTTAAGCAGTTCTGAAGGCTTTAGCAATTCGCCTAAAAAACCTGAATCTTTTACTTTTTACACGACCCGCTTGACCGACACTCAACTCGCAGCCCTCACAACCCTCTAACGATGAACATCCATATCATCAAGACCCTTGCCGATGGCTATCTTGTTGGGGATAACTACGGGAATACGGCTTTTATGACCTTTGCTGAATTTGACAAATTAAGCCCTTCTTGGGTTCCCTAACGATGGCTACCTTCCGCAAGTACGCATTCCCCAAGCAGGCCGACGCTGACAAGGTGCTGGCTCTATGCACAGGCACGACCGCTGCGGTGGCTCTTGGGGTCTTGGACAAGTTCATCGCCTACGACATCCTTTGGGAAGGCGACGCTCCTGAAGAGGCTACCCAGTACGAAACTTGGCCCGAACCCTGCGGAGTCCACGCCTTTGCAGGTTGGGAGGAGCAGTACACCGAGGACTACCACCAACACAAATCACTATGAGAATCTTTCGCAAACGCAATCCCGAAACACCCGAAACCCCAAAACTCCCTTTTATGAAATCAGCAGTCATCGCACTACTTCGCCACCTTTTGACCTTCATCGGTGGAACCCTTGTTGCCAAAGGCATCATCGATGCAGCCACTCTCACCGAAATCATCGGTTCCGTATTGACCCTATTATCAGTAGGTTGGATGGCCTTGGATAAAACAAAGGGCGAGCCGAACAAGTAATGAACCTAATCGAAACCACCATCGTCGGGAGCGTTGCAGCAATCGTCGGTGGAGCGGTCGCTTGGTTCACCAAGGGCCGTGTAGAATCGGACTCCCTGCAAGTTCGTCAGGCCCAAGCGGTCCTCGCTATGTGGCAGGCTACCAGCGAGTCCCAAAACAAAGAATTAACACAACTTCGCAATGAGGTCGTAAGTTTGCGTCAGCGACTTGAGGAAATGGAACACACCATCCATACCCTCCAAGCCGAGAATGCCAAACTTAAAAACCTCGTATGAAAGTAACCAAGCATTCCAAAAACGTCCACGCAATTGAGTGCGGACGGACCCAAGAATTTCTTTTGCTCTCCGACCTGCATTGGGACAACCCCAAGTGCGACAGGGCATTGCTTACCAACCACCTCGAAGAAGCAAGACGCAGGGGTGCGAAAGTCCTCGTAAATGGGGACTTTTTTTGTTTAATGCAAGGCAAGGGGGACCCTCGCAGGAGCAAGGACGACATCCGACCCGAACACAACAACGGGCGTTACTTGGATTCCATCGTTGACACGGCCGTCGAATGGTTCCGACCCTATGCGGACCTCCTGCTGGTCCTCGGCTACGGGAACCACGAAACCTCCATCATCCAACACCAAGAAACGGACATCCTGCTCCGATTCGCAACCATCCTCAACCACACCTGCAAAACCGACATTCAAGTCGGGGGCTATGGCGGGGTCTTAGACTTCAAGATGATTTACGACCCGGACCATCGTTGCAACTTCATTATGCACTACTATCACGGCTCCGGGGGCGGTGGACCCGTAACCAAGGGAGTCATCCAAGACCAACGGATTCTTGCAAGCATTGAAGGCTACGACTGCACTTGGCAGGGCCACGTTCACGAACTATACTATCACCAAAACATCGTCAACCGATATGTGCGTACGACTCACCAAATCTTGCAAAAACCTGTTCACCAAGTCCGCACGGCAACGTACAAAGAAGAATGGGCCGACGGGTACATGGGCTTTCACGTTGAGCGTGGAAGAGGCCCGAAGCCTTTGGGCGGATATTGGATGACCCTCGAAGCAGGCAGGTTTGTAGGCAAGGACCGCAGAGGTCCCGAATTACAGGTCTTTGCCTCCTTC